TTCAGTTACTATGTTTTGAAACTCCTCCGTAATTAAAGGGTCAGAATTTTCAGCTAATATATTTGAAGGGGTGTTTAAATTTTCAGGAATTGTAACAGTTATAAATCCACTTTCTGTTATCGTGCTTGGTGTAATTGTAACGCCAGGAAAAGCAGTTGTAATATTTGCGCTTACAGCTCCATTAATCCAGTTAATAGGAACTTGTAAACTTTGCGCATTAAACGAAGGCACAATAGGCTTGCCAGCTCTTAAAGGTCTGAAATCTAAATACAAACTGAAATCTACTTGCCCAGTTGTTAGGTTACTTTTCATTTCGTTTATAATGTATCTTTTATCTCTTATAATAAGACGGTCATTCAGTTGTAAGTTAGTCAGTAAAGAAATAGGTAAATTCGTCTTAACGTGAACTAATCTATTCTTTAAATTAAACAAGTTAACCAAGTAAGGAAAATAATATTCAGCATATAAACCTTGTTGGATTGTTTCTTCATGAATAACTGAATTTTCAGCGCCAAAGTTTAAACTATATTTCGTGTTTTGGTAAGTAAGGTCTTGACCAAATAAAGCAAATGAATCTATACTTAAATGCGTTGTACCAGTATCAAATTTAATAGGGTGCGCACTTAAATCGTTGCTTTCACCATACAAATAAAGCAACATCGGTTTTGGTGTATATGCGTTAAAGCTTTCATTCAAACAGTAACCGAAAATAGCATAGTCGCCTGAAGAATGCGTTGACCGTGCAAATAATAAATTTTCAAACGGAACTTCTATTGCATACTCATCGCCATCGTAGGCAAATTGATACTCCATGTTTCCGTATTCCGAGTTACTTATTTTGAAGAAATTACGGTTAACAAAACTTTCGGATTGCTGATATTTAAACGCTATTTTTTTATAAAGTTTAATTCGTTCAATATCTATTGAATCAATATCAGTGTATTGAGTAATGTCTACAATTGCACCTTGTGAATACCAATCTTCTAAAGGTAGTATTTCAAAAGTGTTTTCTGAAGTAGCTACGCACGTTGCGTTAAATTCTTTTAGAACACCTGAAAAGAAATCCGATACCTTCATGTCTGGCAAAGTAGAATTAATGCTTACGTTACCAGCTAAAACAGTTTGTACAGTGCTTATTTGTGCGTAATTACTTAATCCGTTTACTCCCGTTATTTGATAATTGATTAACATATCAATATTCATAGGCGCAGTGGCTTTCATTTTGAAAGTTAAAGTCGTGTCTAATCCTGAAACATTTTGAAAACTTACATTACCAAAAACACCCGTTGTATTTCCTTCAATTGATTGATAAAAATTACCGTCTTGAAATACGTCAATATACCAAGTTCCAACCGCTGATTGATTTAATACTTGAAAACTAATAACACTAAATTGAACGTCTTGTGCAAATAATACATTTAATTCATCTTGGTAAATATCCGTATACGTTAAATCGCCAGGATTAGGCAAGGCATTATCTTCAATTACCGTTGCTGTTACTTGGTCAATTACAACGTCAGTACTTTCAGTTAAAAAAGTATATTCGTTCGTGTTTTTACCGTACAAAAATACTTGGTTAAATCGTGGGTCGCTTAGAAAAGTTCCCGTAAAAGTAACCCCGTAATCGTTTGCAATTGCTTGAAATAACCTACTGATTTTTACAGCTGGAAATAACTCATCGTATTGTATTGCATGAGCGTTTTGTGTTACGTTTTCAGTGCCTTGCCTATATTCCCAAACTCGGTTACTTGCAATTAAAGGATATCTAACATCGTAATCGGTTGTTAAATCCGTTATACGGTCGTAAACATTATTTGCAGTATAAGCAAATTCCAAAGAACTTAAATCTAATAAGTTCAATTTATCTTCGCCAAACAAATCTTTTAACGTGCGTATTTCACCGTAAAAAGTTAATTGGTAATTTTCAGCATGACCGTTTTTTACGTTCGCTTTTTCAATTGAAATTTTACCACGCCTAAAAGTAGTTAGGTCAATTTCTATTACTGCGTTCCGTCTTATGTTATGATCAAATAAAGTTGAAGGTGTTTGAGGGTCTCCAATATCACTTTGGTAAAAGTGTTTAAATATTTGATTGTTAACCGTTGAAGCTGGTACCGTAAACGACTGCGAGAAATCAGTAAATACTTTTGAAATATCGTTAATGTTTTGAACGCTTGAAGTAACATTAATTTGTTCGTCTTCAAATAGTTCAATTTTAAGTCCTTCAATATAAACTTGTACTTGCCTCATATTACATTATTTATTGCATTGAAAGCAAAATCAAACTCCAAAGAATAGTTAATCATTTTTTGATTTATATTCTTGAATAGTTCCGTTGACTTCGTGTTAATCTTTACAGGTAAACTGTTTAATAATATTCGTTCGCTTGTCATTAGCTGCTCCAACAAATCGTTATAGCTTTCAGTTACCCAATCAGTATTTACTTTTATGCTTCGTTTTGCAGTTGTGTTAAATACTTTGCGTTGACCTTCTAAAGTATTGTAGTTAGGAAAAGTATTTTGCATTAAATTGTACTCCGTGTTTTCAACGCTAAAGGTATCGTTAGACGCTGCAAAAAACCAAGTCCTTTGCCAACATCCGTAACGATTTACAAAGTCACACAAAACAGGCGTATATCGACAAAGTTCAAACGGTTTAAAATTGCTTTCCCAAACAGTTACGTCAGTACCTAAAATATTAATTATTATTTCTAATTTATTTCCACCCGCATAATAGTTTTGATAAACGGTCGGAACGTCTAAAATAGAATTGTTTGTTAAGTTTTGCGTGAAGGTTGCAGCCGTTGCCAAGTTAGTGTACTTTGCTTTGTAGCTTGTCGCAGTTTTTACCATTACATGACCAGCCCTTCTGCTTGAATTTGAACTTGGGTTCGTACCATCGTAGTAATAGAAAAACGTTCCCTCATCGTGTAGTATATCGTAGGTAGGTGTATAATTGTACCCTTGTTCGTACCACCCAAAACCGTCATAAGCAACGTATGAATTATTACTAAGTAGCGTGTATGTACCTCCGTCTAATTTGTATCTTTTCAGTTGAACGTTGCACCATTGAGTAGTTTGACTCGCTGGAAAAGTATTATAAATTTCTTGCCTTGTATTCCAACTGATATACTCACGAATGTAAGGACTGATATTATAATACGTCTTTACGTTGTTTGAAGCTGGTATTAATTTACTCAAAGTGTAACTTGGCGAAGCTGGTGCGCTCCCCGTTCCATTCCAAATAAACACCTCTAACTTAGAACCCTCTTGTCCTGTTTCTGATATTTCAACTATATAAGGTGAACGTGCAAAAATACTCATTATCTATTCTTTAAATTTTCTCTTAATATTTCGTCTAATAGCTGTTCAGCATCTAAACCGTATTTATCTATTAACGTATCTGGCAAAGTTTTGTAGGCCGCCTCAAATGGCTTGGTAAAAAACAAACTTGGTTTTATTCCGTATTTGAATACACTTTTAGCAATTGCAAATTGTAAACCTTTTCTACTTTGAAATTTACCCGTTGCGCTTCTTGGTGATATTCCTTTTCTAACGATCCATTTATCAAAAGCACTCGGTGGCGGCATCTTAGATTTATACGAATAAGGCGTGTCAAATTTTCTTTGCGTACCTGAAACCCCTTTGTCCTGAAAGTTTCCGTAAGGCTCCATTTCAAAATAAATACCTATTGAATTAGGCATCGCTTTTACTTCACCTTTAATCGAGCTGGATAATTTACCGCTGCTATCTTTACCCATCTTTTTTAAATTGGCTTTCGCCTCAGCTACTACCAAATCTCGGAACTTCTCTAAGGCTTTTAATCTTTCACTCATTAACAAACAGTCATTTCGTTAGGAACTAAAATATCAAAAGTCATTGTCCAACCAGCTAAATAGTTTTCAAACCGTTCTGCGAAGGCTTCTAACGTTGGATTACCGTCCACTTGAAAAGGTAGTGTGTATAAATCACCCCTTCTTAACTCTTCGTACAATCTATTTAGAACTGAAAGCATAGTATTTAATACGTACACTTCGTTGTCGTTTCCGTTAAATATATCGGTATCTTCGTCTTTTGATTTGTTCACAATATCCATAGCCATTAAACTCACGTTAAAACGAATTATATTACTTTCAAACGTAGCATTATTTACTATGATATGTACTAAAGGAAATATTGTTTGCTTTGCTAAATCCACCCCAAAGATATCCCCTTGTGTAACCGTGTTTACAAATGAATCGTTTTCTAAGTTGGTTTTAAGCGTATCTAATACCGTATAATAATTAGCCATGTCGTTGTATTTTTTTTAATTCTCTATCTTCTATTTCTCTTTTTTGTCTTTCGTAAGTGAGGTAGGTAAGACATTTTCTAACTCCCAGCTTGGTAACGTCATCAAACTTTGTAACGTCTCCCTGAGATAACGCATAGATTGAATTGTACCAGCCCCATCTTTTATTAAATTGCGTTCTTTCGCTAAAGTCATTATCTTCGGATTCTTCTTTATCTCCGTCTCCAAAGAGGTAAGCGTATGTTGTACTAAGTCGCTTCCTAAAGTCGAAAAAAAAACCGTTGCACCTAAGACAACATTTAAAGGTGCGTACTTCATTACCTCGCTGAACTCATCTGTACCCGTATATTCAAATATTTCGTGCCTATCTTTTACTTTCTTTGTGATTGGTCGGTACATTACAGCCATCGCTTTGTGAAAAGTTTCTACGCTGGATATATTACTTTCTAAATCAATATACTCTCCAAAGGTCATATCCTCCAGATTAGGAATAAACCCAAACTCAACACCCTTTATTTTGAATGTAGCTTGAAATTTTGGCTTCTCTTTGAAGATATTATTTAGGTGTACTGTTAAATCTCTTATGTCGTTCCATTTTACCCTTACTACGTCTTTCATTTGTAGGCCACAAAATATTTCAACCGTCTTTTGGCCAATAAATTCTTGGTCGTTTGACTTCTCTACTACCTTCATAAATTCCTGATAACTCTTTAGAGGTATTTCACTTAATGAAGTAGGTATTACAATTTCTGTTTTCATCTTATTAATTAACTTTTTATTCGTGTTTTTGTAGTTTGAGCATTTTGTTAACGTCAACAAAAAGATATTTTCACACTATTTGCATACTTGAACGGGTGCGAACTATTATTTATTTACCAAATATGATACTTGCCGTAGTTAGAATTCATTCCTAACGTTTCCATTTCGTGGTATCGTAAAGCGTCAATAGCGTGATTATTCGTATCAATAGGTTTGTTTAAACGCGTTCCTTGTTTATCCGTGTCCCAACAGTAGGCACGTAGCTCTTTAATCAAATTAACGCTGTTAGAAGTAACTAAATATTCTTGGCGTTGCATAACATCAATACCGTAGTTAATTGAATCCTTGCCCTTTGTAACGCCTTTAATTGTTATTCCGTAGCGCTTTATTTCTTCAATACTTTTAGGCTCGCTTGAATCAGCATATACAGGTACGTGTTTTGGTAGTTCCTTTGCAATATCACTGTTTAACATTCCTGTTTGGTACTTCAATTCGTTTAATATTCTTTGCCCGTTGTAATTGTAAACTTCAATAATTGCAGTTGGATCATTCGTATATCCAAAGTCTAATCCAATACCTATTAACTTTGCGTCTTTCGGTAGTGTGTCAATTGTTTTCCAGTTACTAAATATAACGCCTTCGAGCATTCCTATTTCGCCTAAGCCGTACACACGCCACCAGTTACTCCAGTATGCGCTTGTTTCGGCTTTTAAACGATTCTTTTCTATTTGTTGTACAATACTATTGTCCAGGGCTTCGTTGTCCTTATAGGTCAAAATTAAGAAGTCGCTATCTGGTTCGTGTTTCAGCTCTTTGTGTACCCAAAACTCATTTGCTGGATTAAAGTCTAAATATACTTCTTTCTTTGTACGTATTGAGAGTTCGTTATAAGATTCAAAGGTTACGTTGTTACATTCGTTAATGTAAAGTATATCACGCCTTGCACCCCTTAATTTGCTTGAATCGTCAGCACTAAAGAATTCCATTACACTACCGTTTGAAAATTCGTACCTTAAAAGCGACTTATTAAAGCGTTCGTCAAAGTACCTATTATTTTCTTTCATGATTTTAAGAAAGTCTTTGAGCGCACCTCTACGCAAATGAGGGATGCTTTCAGCGACAATACTAATTTCAGTTCGTGCATAGGATGCGGCTTTTGTAATTAACA